CTACGAAGTTCGCTACCAATGAGGGCCGGATTACGGATAAAGTAGAGTATATCGAGCATTATCCTCCGGATACGACAGCCGCTATTTTTTGGTTGAAGAACCGGCAGCCGGCTAAGTGGCGTGATAAGAAAGAGGTCGAGAACCTTGTTAAGCTGGGGGATGAATTGGAATCGATGTCGGATGAAGAACTAGCAGCAATTATCCGTGGCGAAAAAGAGTAAGAGAGAAATATTGATTAGGCAGGCAAAGGCGGCGACCATATTGCGCAAACGGGAGGCTCGGAATGATTTCTGGGCCTATTGTTTATATCATGACCCTAAGTTCTTTGCTAAGCGTCTGTTCTTAAAGAAGGTGGCAGATGCTTTCACCCGGGTGTACGAATCGTATCTGTCGGGTGTGATCCGCCGGCTGGCCGTCTCCATGCCGCCACGTGCCGGGAAGTCTTATATATCATCCTTGTTCATTTCGTGGATGCTTGGCCACTTCCCGGAAGAGTCGGTCATGCGCAACTGCTGTTCCGATACGCTGTATAACAAGCTGTCTTACGACACGCGCGACATCGTCCGTTCTTCCCGGTTTAAGGAAATCTTCCCAGATATACAATTGCGTGGTGATAAACAGAACGTGCATGGCTGGAGCTTGGAAGCTGCCCGGCAGGTGAGTTACTTCGGGGCTGGTGTAGGCGGTACGGTGATCGGCTTCGGTGCTTCTATGTTGGCTATGACGGACGACTTGTATAAGAGTTTAGAAGATGCACTATCTGACACCAATAACGAAAAGGTCTGGTCATGGAAGCAGGGAACACATGATTCCCGTATCGAAGGGAATTGTTGCTCAATCGATATCGGTACCCGCTGGTCTGCCACTGACGTGCTCGGCCGTATGGAGGAGATGGGAAAGTATGACGAGATCATTCGTATCGCCGCCTTGGATGAGAACGACCGTTCTTTTTGTGAGGAGGTACATACTACAGAGTATTACCATGAACTACGAGAGGAAACGGACGATTCCATCTGGTGTGCCGAATATATGCAGGAACCGATCGAGGCAATCGGGTTGTTGTTCCCTAAATCGGAGCTTAACCGATTTAAATTGGCTGATATTGAGGGCAAGCAACCGGACGGTGTTATCGGAGCTACCGATGTGGCTGACGAGGGAGACGATGATTTCTGTGCTCCGATTGCCAAGGTATTCGGTACGAAGTATTTCATTACCGATGTGCTGTTTACGAAAGATAATGTCGAGATCACCGAACCGAAGTTGGTTTCCTTGATCCTTGATACTCGTTGCGACAATATGCGTATCGAGAGTAACAACGGTGGTCGCATATTCGCTCTCAATGTTCGTAAGGCGGTAAAGGCAAAGAACGAGAAATGTATCATTCAGGCGAAACCGACAACTGCCAATAAGGAAACCCGCATCTTGCTGAAATCAGGTTGGATCAAGAAACATTGTTATTTCTTGGCAGAAGGCGAGTATAAGAAAGGTTCGGATTACGACCGGTTTATGAAAGCATTGACCAGCTATAAGAAAGAGGGAGGCAACAAGCATGACGATGCACCTGACGGTATGACGATACTTGCGGAGAATGTAGAGTTTATCGGGTTGTGTCAAAATAATAGGACTAGACAGGTTGCAAGAGCTAGATAAATACTATTTTTGTGAAAATAATAAAAGAGACATGAGTGGAGATATATTATATAAATACAGAGTTTTGTATGGAAAAAATGGTTCGTTGAATGAATTTACTAAAAGACTATTATTTGATGGTCAAATTTATCTATCAGCTTTTGAAAGCTTGAATGATCCATTTGAAGGACAAATTGTTCCGCAATATAAGGGTATCACTAAAGAAAAAGTACTGAATTTGTATCCATGCTTAAAAGATATGCCAGATTTTAATGATATTGATTGGCAAAGTGAGTCTGTAACATCTTATATTCGGGAATTTTTTACTCCCAAGATAAAAGAGGATTTAAAAAAATACGGTGTCTTTTGTGCATCTTCTGATTGTAATAATGATTTATTGTGGGCTCATTATGCTGATTCTCATAAAGGGGTATGTATTGGATTTGATGCTAAAAAGTTAGAGGAAATATCGGGGTATAAAATACTACCTGTTTGTCCTCAGGATAAAAGACCAGAAGTTGAATTTTCTAACAATGGGTCTCATTATGATGAGTATATAGTGAAAATGTTGACTACGAAATCAAGCGCTTGGGAGTATGAACATGAATATAGGATGATTGCATTTAATCCCCCTAAACGAGATATATATTGTTTTGATGCTATAAAAGAAATTTATTTAGGTTGTCGAATTGAAAAAAACAAAGACTTTAATAAAGAAGATTTTGTGAGAAATTTAAAAGAAGTTCATCCTTATTGTGAGATAAAAGAGATGAGAATGAATATTGATACTCTAAAAATAGAAAGTTGCCCACTTATTAAGTAAATAATTATTTGGCATATATTTTATTAAAAAAGTATATGCCAAGTATAAACGACATCCTTGCAAATGAAGATTTTGGGCAGGTAGTTAGTACGCTATGTGTCGATACGATAGAATACCGGGAACCAAGGGAATATTACAGAGAATATCACGGTGAGCGCCGTCGGCGTAAAACCTCTGTCGGCTGGCGTGAACCGAAACGGCTGGCAGTCTATTCGGAGACATTGAAGGATAAGAATGGGGAACCGTTACGGTTGGAAGACAAGATTGTCGATGTGGCACGTATCGTTACCAACTTCCCGAAAAAGGAGGTGCGTACCTCTGTCGCCTTCTTGTTTGGCGGGCAAATGACGATTACGGGAACAGATCAGAACGATGGTTTCCAAGAGTTCAAACGTGTATGGGAACGCCGATTGAAAATGCAATCCGTCTTGAAGTCGTTCGCCCGTAAGGTGCTTTCTGAAAGTAAGGCTGCTCTTGTATTCTATCCGTATACTTCCAAAGGATTAGACGGCAAATTGATTACGGAATTGAAGGTTAAGACGCTTTCTGTTCCTCGTAATGAAAATACTTTCTCTGAATTTTATCCCCACTTCGATGATAACGACGATATGGATGCCTTTATCCATCGTTACCAAGTGAACTCTAATGGTATGATCCGGAACAGCTGTACAATTTGGACAGCAGATAAGATTATTACGGCTATCGATGAAATGGGTGGCTGGGTAATAAAAGAGGTTCCCAATCTATTCGGAAAGATTCCGGTCGTGTATGCAGATGTTTTCCAACCGGAATGGGACGAGGTTGCCGGTATCATGGATGCGCGGGAAATGCGTTTATCCCGTATGGCCGACACTAACGACTACTTTGCGGAACCAATCTTGAAAACGTATGGCGATTCCGATTTACCTTCTAAGGAAACAACCGGGAAAGACCTTAATTTCCCCATTAAGGTCGATGAAGTATCCGGCAAGGAGTATCATGGAGATGCGGACTATCTGACATGGACTGGCTCCCAGCCATCTGTAGATAAAGAATTGGAAGAAACGAAAAACGAACAATTTGCTGGTACATCTACGCCGGATCTTTCTTTTGATAACTTGAAAGGCATTGGCAACCTGTCCGGTGTCGCTCGTAAATTCATGCTGATGGATGCAACTATCAAGGCGAGTGAGAACATGGAAATATTCGGTCCGGTGGTTCAGCGTTGCGTGTCGGTCGTGTTGGCTGGGATATGCAATATTACCAACATCAAGTACCGTCCTCAATTGGTGAACAACCTGATCGATGTGGAATTTGGTTCCATTTTGCCGGAAGATCTGTCCGAGACATTGCAAACTCTGTCCCTTGCCAATGGAGGTAAACCGATCAACGCCCAACGCACGGTTACGGCTCATTCTCCGCTAACAGAAGACTTGGACGAAGAAATGAAGCTGATGGAGGAAGAGGAAGATACAGCAGCGCAACGCAATAATATGATCGGCTTAACAATGGGATATGGAGAATGAAAGAACTATCATTTCATGAGCGACAATTCCTGCAATGTCTGTTCCGGCAACAAGGCAGCATAAAGTATTCGTTTGACGAGTTTGTCCGTAGGATAGGACCTCTTTTGGCTAAATGGTCGGATCATGGAGGTGACCGTGTATGGATAGGCAACGCTACCATAGAGAAGCAAATCGAACGTCTGTTGGATGACCTGCATACGCAGCTCGTAAGCAATATATCCAATACGGCTACCGAAGTCTGGAATTTAGGCAATAGGAAAGCGGATGAACTGGTAACGGGCTATATCAAGGATATGGCTATATCCACTACGCTAAGGGAAAAGTTGTTTTCCCGGAATGGCGATGCGCTGAATACCCTATTGAAGCGTAAAGATGAATTTGGCAAAACTATATCCTCCCGTGTTTGGGATATAACGGACGGAGCTATGGATAATCTGGAGTATTATCTTTCTTCGGGTTTGTCCTCCGGTCGTCCGGCAGCGTTGATCAGCCAAGATATACGGCAATTACTAAACGAACCCAACCGTCGTTTCCGCCGTGTAAGGGATGCGAATGGCAAATTGGTCCCATCCCAACCGATGAAAGATTATCATCCGGGGCAGGGTGTTTATCGCTCGTCTTATAAAAATGCTCTTCGCTTGGCTGCGACGAAAACAAATAAAGCGTTTCGTACTGCCGACTACGAGCGTTGGCAGAATATGGATTTTGTGACTGGTATAGAGGTGGAGCGTTCGCCGACGAATCACGGGCCGTGTCCTGTGTGTGATGCTAAGGCTGGCAAATATCCGAAAGATTTCAAGTTTACCGGATGGCATCCGCACTGTATATGTGTGGCTACACCGATTATGATGGATCATGAGGAGTTCGCTGAATGGTTGCTTCATTAAAGAAAATGAGGGCAACGGGGATTCTGTAGTAAAGTGGCAGTTTACAGAATACACCCGATGCCCTCTAAATTGTTTACTCAATTGCCACGTAATATCTCTATTATACTTTCGCTTTTTGTGCCTGTAGTTTCGAATTTAACTTCTCAGCCTCCTTTTGCATGTTCTCGGAAGCGTGCTTGATGTAGTATAGCATTCCTTCGGTTCTTCCTATCTCTCGACCGGAATTGAAAGCGGCTTGCAGTTCTGGAGTGGAGTACTTACCCATTTCGGAGGGTTTGGCCGTTCTTTTGCCGTTACTATTGTTGGCGGCATTGGAATCCTTGGAATTGATAGACATATATAATAAAAAAAGGTATTCGTGCCTTTCCTGCTGTCTATCACATTCCAAGGGATGTTGTGGTCCCATTACAGTTCCACACAGGGGTACACGAATACCAAATATCGTTATACAATAAATGTGTGTGCATAAAAAATGCCCACATCCCTTAGTTAAATATGATAGACACCGCAAAGATGAGCACTAATTCTGAATTGTGCAAGGAAAAATTTCCCCTCCCTTATATTTTAAACAGAAAACTCTTATGACAATTTTAGATTTAATCAAGGCGGCATGTAAGACGAAAGGCGTGCCGGAGAAGTATGCGGAACGTATTCAGAAAACGTTCAAGATTGAGAAAGCCGAGGGGATGGAGGCTTTCGTGGACCTGTTCAAGGATAATATTCTTCCGGCAATCCAAGAAGCGGAGAATGAAGCTAAGACTACGGCTGAAACGGCCGCTGTCGCCGCTTATGAAGCCAAGCATGGGTTGAAGGATGGTAAACCGGTAGAAGATCCGGATAAGAACAAGAAAACGGAAGAAGAACTGTTAAAGGATCTTAGCCCGGAACTGAAAGCTTATCTGGAAAGTATGAGGAAGAGCGTCGATGATATGGCTAAGAAGGTGGGCGATTCCATTACCAACTCGGCAAACGAGGCTAAGAAAGAAACAGTCCGTAAGCAGTTGAAGGATGCCGGTCTTCCGGATAGCTGGCTGGGACGTGTGGACTTGGCTTCGGAAACCTCTATCGAGGATCAAATCAATGAGCTTTCCGAAGAGTTTACCGGAATCCAGCAAAAGGCGATCGATGATGCCGTGGCCCGTGGTGATTACGCTCCCGGTTCCGTGAATCTTCCGGAGCGTTCCGAGGCGGATTGGGCGAAGCTGATGGATCAGGATGCCGACAAGAGCGCAAATAATCCCGGTGTGGTGAACCTGGGTATTGAATAATCCAAGAAAAGTGTAACGTTATGTACAGAAAAAGAGAAAGAGAATTCCAGTATCCTCCCGGAATTGAAAAGATTATTGAGGATGTGATCGGCGGTGGGACGATTGACCGCCGGGATTTGCGGAACGCTTTGTTCAATGGCAAGTCGTTGGACGAGCTTCCTCCGATCGTGATCGTGGTGAAAGATCCGGAAACGGGGCTGTATCATGTGTTGAAAACAGCGTTGGTTTCAGAAGCGGCCGCTGCCGATGCGACAGCGTATAAGGTAGCCAAGAACCATCTGTTTGGTGTGGGTGACTTCGTGACGATTGGTGGAGCTTTGACAGGCGCGTCCGATAAGATCACGGCTATTGATAAGAGTAATGCGGAGTTTGATACGATCACGTTGGAAGCGACTATCGGTGCTGCCGCAAAAGGTCAGGTATTGGTTCAGGCTAAAGACAAACAGGCTGCGAAAGCCGCCAAGTTGCCTTATGATGGCGAATTGGTTGTCACGATGAATAAAGTCGACTTGACTGTAGCCAACCAGCAGTCCGGGTTACTGGTAAGAGGTACGGTAAACGAATCCTGTATGCCGTTCCCGGTAGATAAGGACTTGAAGGCATTAATGTCGTTTATCCGTTTTGTGTAATCCATTAAAATCAGATATATGGAAAGAAGTTTAATTAAGCAAGTGAATAAAAAGAACATGGCGGCCCGTTTGAATACCCGTCATGTAAAACCGGTTGTCTTCCCGAACTTCTTCGGGGTGAAAAGAAAGACCTCGTTGAAGTGGGAGACTCTGACCGGTGAGAAAGGCGCTCCGGTAATGGCAGACGTGATCTCTTTCGACGCTTCCGCACCGCAGAAGACCCGTGAGGTGATCAGCAAGCTGTCCGGCGATATCCCGAAGACAGCCGTCAAGCGTGGCATGAACGAGAGCGATTACAACGAGTATAAGCAATTGGAACGTGACGCGCAAGGTGACGCGGACCAGTTGGCATTGTTGAATCTGGGTTTCAAGGATCAGGATTTCGTGTATAACTCCGTTCGTGCCCGTTTCGAATGGTGGTGTATGCAGCTCATGAGCCGTGCGGGTTTCCATTTGTCGGCAAAGAACAATGGCGGTGTCGTTACGGCTGAGTTTGTCGGTTGCGGTATGCCGAAGAAGAACCAGCGTAAATCTACTACGGACTGGAGTAACGCTACAACGGCCAATGGATTGCAGGATATTGAGGATACGGTTGTGGCCGCTTCTGCCGAAGGGGTGACGATCCGTTACGTTGTAATGCATGTGGCTGATTTCTCTTTGCTAAAGAAACAGAAATCCACGTTCGACACGTTAAAGGCATGGGTTAATTCGTCCTCCAAGATATTGGTGACAAAGAATCTCATCAACGAGTATCTGGCCGAGCAGGAGATCCCGGTGAAGATCATTACTGTGAACCCGGCTGTCCGTATCGAGGATAGTGCCCATCGTCGTAAGACGATCAATCCTTGGGAGCGTAAGCGTGTATGCTTCTTGGAGGATTTGAAGGTGGGTGACATTCAGCATGGGCCGATCGCCGCCGAGTCTTCCGCTACCTTGCAGAAAATCGCTCTCATGGTTAAGCAGGATTGGATCTTGGTAACCAAATGGTCTGAGCTGGAACCGTTCAAGGAATGGACGAAAGCGGAAGCGAACGCTATTCCTGTCGTGAATGATCCGGATGCCATGTTCATCATGAAAGTGGATGGGAAGGATTGGAACGCTTCCGAGGATACCGAGGGTACGGATGATATCCCGGCGACATTCTTGGGTGAAACCGTCGAACCGGAGGATCAAACGATTCAGGATACTGAAAACGGAGAATAACAATCATGGCTAAGACGATTCGAGATACGATACTCGCTTATCCCGGTCTGGCTGACTGTGAAGATTTTTTGGATAACGTCGTTTTGCCGGGACGCGGTTTTGAAGGTACAGAAGATAGTAAGACGATCGATATCCAAAAACAAAAGCTGGTGGCCGCCGACCTTTATTCCATGGTCGGCGGTCTGCCGGACTTCACGGAAAACAAGCTCTCTATCACGTATCCCCGTGCATGGTATGACGCTACGGCGAAACGACTATACCGGGAGGGAGGAGAACCGGAGAAAGCGGAATTGATAGGCAATAAGATCGAGGTACCCAAAGGAAGGGCGAGAAACAGATGGTAAAGCGATATTCACATACTGCGATAGTGACGATTCAATCCTGTCAATTGGTCAAAGGGGAATGGGTTGCCGGTAAACCGACGGAAATAGAGGTCACTGGGCAATACTACCCGTCCAATAGTGGACAGCAGTTGAAGCGGAACGTCGATGGAAGAGAGTTCATCGTGCATGGTGAGTTTTCGACCAAAGCCCGTCCTGTGGAAAACGCGAAGCATATCCGGATTGACAGTATCGCTCTCGATGTGGATATCATTAGCTGGGAACCGTTTCAGACTCACTCTGTAATCTATGTGTAGCTTATGGCAAGGAAAGGTGGTTTGACTCCGATGTGGAGCGATAGAGAAGTAGAACGTTGGTTCGATTATTATGTGGACCGGGCGGAAGAGCGGATATACAAATTA